GGTCTGGATTGCTCCTATGTTGTAACCAATGACACATAGGATGATGGCAACCATAGATTTAGCCCACCAGCTATTAATCATCTCAACTACCTTTTTAAGTTCTTCAGGCATCTTTGACGAAAACTCCTTCTTTATTCAAGAACCCTTTGCGATCCTTGATTTCCTCATAGGCTGACAGGAAGCATTGTTTCAGATCGACATCTTCAATAGCAGCAACCATAGTGAGGCATACAAGAATATCCCCAAGTCCATCGATAATTGCGTCACGGTCTCGTTTGGTAATCGCATCTGCTAGTTCCCCCATTTCGCTAAAAGCCTTGAGTAACTGCGTCTTGCTATCTGAGTTCTGGATAATGCCTCTGGCTTCACCCCAACGGACTACCAGTAGTTCAGTCTGTTCGTAGCTCATATCATTGCCTTAATTTCCTTGATAGGAATATCGAAAGTCTCATGCACTTTAAGGATGAAATCAGCGGTAATCGTAGTGTGTCCGTTACGAATCTTGCTGATAGCTGGCGCACGAACACCCATAGTTAGGGCCAGTTGTCGGTCATTCTTAATGTCAAATTGCTTCTTTAAAAAGTCTAGTAGTTTCATGGGTTCCTCGGTTAGTTGACCGCTTACGGCGGTTAATCGGCATACTCACAACGAGGGAGCAAACACGTAAAGGAGTCATTGCGTATGCTGCTGGAGTTATTGCCGCCACTCACAGCTAGGCGGGAAAAGGTGGGGTACTCGCTACACCAGTTCTATCCTTGACGATCTTACAATCGAAAAGCTGGCATCTGCTTTTCCCCGTAGGTTAAAAACAGCTAGTGTTGCAGTTGCCACCATAGCAGCAGGTCGTACAGGTGACGTATCTACCGTCGTAGTAGTAACTATGAGTCGTGCAAGCAGCGTAGACCATAGGTGCTGCAACTGTTAGCCAAAGTGCGATTAGGTATTTCATAGTTTCCCCTTTAGAAAGGTACTGAGCCTAAATCATCTTCTTGGAAATCAGGCTTTTGTTTAGCCTTACTAGGCTTTGAATCTTTAGCCTTAACCGCTAAAGAGAAGAACTTGCTACCGTCTTTCTTAGACTCTTTAAGCCAGCCTGATAGCCAGTAATCAGTTCCATCGATGTTGATCTGTCCTGAGTAGTCAGGATGCGTATCAGACTTCTTGTTATGGTTCTTGCCTAAAGTACCTTTGTTTGTATTGTCGTATTCCATGATTATCCTTGAGCGAATTTCTTGATTGCACTACGCTGTTTACTATCTAACTGGCTCCAGAGTGCTGTTTTCCAGTCAGCATCTAGCTCCAGACTATTGATGTACTCGACTGCTTCTCCGACCCTATCCTTGTGGATCATCATGATGATGTCGGCTGCATAGCTTTTAATCTCGTTCTGAGATTGTTCGTCTAGCGTATCGAATACCGACTTAGTAATCGGCTTTGCAGAACGAGGCTCATCAGCACCAGTAGTAGCGTCTAGGGCATCGTGTTCGCAGATAGCCAGAGCCATAACCAACAGATAACGAGTGATATACGTTATCGAGGCTCCGAGGTTCTGGACTGGATGACAGCCTTTAAGTTCAGCATTAGCCATAGGGCAAGTGAACTTTGCATGACCACCGTTCTCTGTATCGATGACGTACATAGTAGCCATAGTGTCAGAGAACTCTAGCGTATGTGCCAAGCCTAGCTCAAAGAAAATGCTATTAACGGTAGGCAGGAAGTCTGATAGCTCAAAATACTTATAGCCAGCGAACTTGTTATGTCCAGACTTCTTGAGTTCTACGTTCTGTAGCTTGACCCTGGCTGTCTGTAGCTTCTGGTAAACGATCCATTGCTGATGTTCGTCTTGTTCCTGCTGTCTGTTATCTAGTTGGTTATCCATTTATTTATCCCTTAGCGAATTTCTTATTGAAAATGATATTGTGAGATTGTGTTTGCGTAGTAGTTTGTATCGTTGAAGCCTCCTTTTGCTCTTTGCGAATACGGTCGAAAGTCTTGCGAATGTTCGTTTTGCCTGACGGAACATATTTAAAATCTTTGTCTAAGATACAAGGGAATGTTTTTTTCATGCAAAGCTGTCCATTAGTAATGCTAGTAACAGCATACCAGCTAACACAGCACCAGCATGACGGTCGATAAAGTCTGCCAGTTTATCGTCTGGATTAAATAGCTTTTTCATTGGTTGCCTCTCTCTAGTTCGTCTACGATCTGCTTAATAACGTGTGGAGTATTCTCTAACGCACGATAAGCCATGTAGACAATTTGTTTATCTTCATCCGATGCTGTTCTGCGTTCTACTCTATCAATCAATAGACGCAAAGCATAGACAATTTCAGCGAGTTGCCAGTTATCGATTTCTGTACGGCTAGGGTTCATCTTCCCTCCGCTTCTCTGTCTTTCATTTCTTGATAGAGCCAGTCTCCTCGATCACGTTCTAAATCCGCTTTAGTTTCAACGTAATCTGGAAGTGTAGATTCTTTGACCAGTCGATTAACGATACCTACCATGTTGCGACGGATAGCTGCTTGCAACTTTAGTGGATCGGACTGGAACACAGCGCAAGTCTCAAGGAGGATGCAAAGTTCTTCCTCTAACCGTTCCTCGCGTGACTGTTTTAATGTATCTTTGAAACAAGCGGTCAACTCGCCGGGAAACCCGTCTTGTAGCGTACCGATTAAGAACTGCTCGTAACCCTGCTTATCCATAATTTAATCTCCTAGTTGCAGTTCCGAAATACTAAACCGATTCGAGACTTTTATGCAAAAACATTTCTATTGGGAATCCATATCTCGATAGAAACATTCTATTATGAAACACCCTAACTCTGGCACAATTATGGTTAAGAAAAAAGACTTACCAAAAGAGCAACCTAAACAAGAAGTACAAAGATTTTTGCCTAAAACTAGCCCTAGAGGTCAACCCATTGGAAATAGACCCTTCAAAACCCTTGCGTCGAAAGTCCGATTCACGTGGAACGGAAACGACTTATAACTTTGGCACTAAGCTGTGTCCGGCTTGCAAACGGACTAGATCGTTAGCTCAGTTCGTGGATAGTCCGCTATGTAAGATTTGCCAGCTACGTAACGTTAAGATATGATTTGCACACGCTTGGCAGCGTGTTTACAGGTAAGCCCTAGAAGGGACTCTGCTGGTTACCTGCCAGTCTGCCAACGCCGTTAATGCGGTGAGAGTCTCTCCTAGGGCTTTTTTTATTGGAAAAAGCTATGAAATTGAAACACACACTTGGAGTTGAGTTTTCAGTTACTGGTGAAGGTTTTATTTGCCTTAAACAATATTCTGGAGAGATACAACGGAATATCTATCTTTACATCACATTGGATCAGTTTCAACAGATGCACACTTGGGTTCATTCGAACGAAGGGTATATCAATGAAACTTGGAATAATGGGATAGATATTTATACTGAAGAAGAAGTATAGGTGGTCACATGAAAAGACCATCTTTCCAGTTCTATCCTGCCGATTGGCTGCGGGATACTGCACTCAGGTCATGTTCCACAGGAGCAAGAGGACTGTGGATCGACATGATCTGCTATATGCACGAAGGTAATCCTTATGGTCATCTTAAGGTTGGTGACAAGGTTATCCTTCCTGCCAACCTTGCCCGTATGGTTGGTGAAACCTTAGAAGTTGTTCAGGGGTGGTTAGACGAACTCAAGGTAGCTGGTGTGTACGACATTGGCGATGATGGGGTAATCATATCCAGACGCATGATTCGTGACGAAAACCTAAGAGAAATCAGGGCAAAAGGCGGGAAATTGGGTGGGAATCCTGCTCTTATGAAAGCAGATAAGGTTAACCTTGGCGTTAACCACAAGGTTGAAATTGAGGATAAACAAATTCCAACCCCTTCATCTTCATCTTCATCTTCTAATAAAAAAATAATTATTACTTGTCCTGAAAATGTTTCCGAAAGCACATGGAATGACTTTGTTGCGTTGAGGAAAACTAAGAAAGCTCCAGTTACACCTACGGTAATTGACGGCATTGCTAAAGAGGCAATAAAACTTGGATGGTCGTTGGAAAGGGCTATGCAAGAGATGTGTACTCAAGGCTGGCAAGGTTTTAAGGCTGATTGGTTAAAGCCTAAAGAGCAAAAGTCAAATGAACCTGTATTTGCGAGGATACCCCTATGATCGGCGATTTCCTAAACCGGCTTGAGAAGGTGCAAGGTAAGCGAGGACATTGGATAGCGTGTTGTCCAGCGCATCAGGACAAGCGTCCTAGCCTAGCGATTACCGAGACTGATGACGGACGCATTTTGCTGAAGTGTTTTGCTGGTTGCTCGGCTTACGAAGTCGTTAGCGCAGTAGGCATGGATTTGACTGATCTGTTTCCTAAAGATCAATCTTTTATGCCTAGCGAAACCAGTAAACCTGTCCGCAGACCGTTCTATGCCACAGACCTGCTCAAAATAATCCAATTTGAGGCGCTTATTACGTCCATAGCGGCGTTTGATATGGCTGAGGGTAGGCAAGTATCAACCGAGGATAAAAAACGGCTTAAAACGGCTTTTACGCGAATTAACGAAGCGATGGGATATTTATGACGGAATCAAAGTTAGTTGAGTTAGGCTTTAGCGAAGTAGTACCGGGGTTTTGGGTTGGTAGCGTTTTTTCACTTAACAGGCTTTACGAACTAGGGAGACAAGATGAGTCTGGAGCAAAGAGCAGCGGAGTTAGACGAGGCGAGGAGACTGAGGATAATCAAGTCTGACTCGATTGATGTAGAGAAATATCTACATTCAAACGACGTAACGATAAAGGTTAAACAGGCTAGAGATTTCCTAGATTCGATTAAGGAAAGCTATCTCAACGAGTCGAGAGATACAAAAATCCTACTGCCTTGGAGTAAGACGCACGACAGTTTTGCGTTTAGACCGGGAGAGGTGACGGTTTATGCTGGTTCTAACGGTGGTGGTAAGTCGCTACTGACAGGACAAATTGCTCTGCACCTAGTGAAGCAGAAGCAGAAAGTGGTGATAGCGTCGTTCGAGATGAAGCCGATTAAAACGCTAGAACGTATGACTAGACAGTTTGCCGGTGAGTTTATTGATGATCCGCTGGTATCAGACCGAGAGGCTTACATCACGAAGATTCTGACTAGGATGGATAAATTTACAGTTGACCATCTTTATCTTTACGACCAGCAGGGAACGACTAGCCCGGACAAGGTTGTGGCTATGGCAAGGTATTGCGCTATGGAACTAGGCGTTCAGCATATTTTTATCGATTCTCTGATGAAATGCGTCAAGAACGAGGATGACTTTAACGGTCAGAAGAACTTTATTGATGAGCTAACGGCATTGGCTAGGGATCATAACGTCCATATTCACCTAGTCCACCATATTCGCAAGCAAGCCTCAGACGAGGTAACACCGAATAAGAACGACCTAAAAGGCTCTGGTTCGATTAGCGATCAGGTGGATAACGTCTTTCTTGTGTGGCGCAACAAAAAGAAGGAAAACCAGCGAAATCGTGGTGAGCAAATAGATGAATCACAGGGCGATACGTTCTTAATGAACGAGAAGCAGCGTAACGGAGAGGCTCAGGAGTGGTATCAACTCTGGTATCACACAGCAAGCCAGCAGTTTGTTGAATCGGCAGGATCAAGACCTATGGACTTTGACAACAATGGACGTTTTAGAGACTGAAAGACAGGTGATATATGGAAGAAATTTGGAAAGATGTAATTGGCTATGAGGGAATCTATATGGTTTCGTCTTTGGGGAGGATGAAATCAAAAGAAAGAATAATCCAAAGAAAAAAAGTTGGTAGTTATGTGCAGCCGGAAACATTTATATCTGGGTCTGAATATCATGGATATTTAAAAACTTCTTTGAGGAAAAGTGGTTACAAAAAAGACAAGTTTATACATTGTTTGGTTGCAGAAGCATTTTTGGGGTTAAAACCAGAGGGAATGGAAGTTTGTCATGGGGACGGAAATAGAAAAAATAATCGGATTGAAAATTTACGCTATGGCACAAGAGCAGATAATGTTAGGGATTCGATAAAACATGGGACATTTAAAAATCCTCCAAGAATAAGAGGGTGTGAAAATAAATATGCGAAATTGAACGATGAAATTGTCAGATATATAAGGACAAGTTCAGAAACAACCTATGGTTTGGCAAAGCGATTTAACGTATCAAAATGGGCTATTTCCAATGTCAGAAATAACATTTCGTGGGTTCACGTCCAATGACACAAACAGCGAAAAATACAGGCATCAATGTGAAGTCAGGGCTGTACTAGCTTGGAGAGCAGCAGACAGGGATTCAGCGTTACGGTATCTGAGTGTTGTTAGGCAGAAACGTGGGCATCAAGCTGCTGACCAGTTAGAGGCTGACTGTAAGCAACAATGGGGTTTAGGAAACCGAGGCAAGAAAGGGGATTGGCGTGGTCTATAAGAAGGTGGACACAAACCAGACGCAGATCGTCAAGGAACTACGGCGGGTAGGCATGGATGTCCAGCACTTACATGGGGTAGGTCAAGGCTGTCCGGATATTCTGGTGGGCTATCGTGGCAAGAACATTTTGTTAGAAATAAAGAAAGACGAGAAAGCCAAGCTGACACCGGATCAGGTTATCTGGCACTCAGTCTGGAAGGGTCAGGTAGCGGTAGTGTCTAACCCACAGGCTGCGATTAAGGCTGTAAGGATTGCTTGTTCGGAAACTATTGAAGAATGATTCTTGATAGAAATATTTATATTGAGAAATATGAGATATGAGAGTTAATCTTACGGATGAGGAACTATTTATTTGCAGGACGTTAGGCGTTATGAGGCGTTCTGTAGCGATGAAAAATGTAAAAGACCAGCAAGTAGGAAATGATTGCGTTTGGTCAATAGATATTGATGGTGTAGTTGCTGAATACTGTGTAGCGAAAATGCTAAATGTTTGCGTTGATTTGTCAGTTAGCCCAAGAAACGGCGGTCATGATTTGGTTTCTAAAGGGAACACGATAGATGTAAAGTCAACAAGGCATAAAAACGGCAGATTACTTGCGACGTTAAAGAAAAAAGATAGTCCTTGTGATGTGTACATATTGGCTATTGTTGATGATGGTGGTGCTGATGTTGTTGGATGGGAATATGGAGAAAGCCTATTCGATGACAAAAACAGAATAGATTTAGGGCATGGCGTTGGATATGGAATCCAACAAAATAAATTAAGAAAATTTAGATAAATATGAACTCAATCGATCCTCACGAAGCAATCAATTACATGATTAAGAATGCTAAAGCCTATGCTCAAGCTAAGGCTGAGGTGACTTACCTAGAGGAGTTTCGTAAAAGCAAGAAAGCCATGTTATTCAGTTCTGCTATCGGCAATACCGTAGCGGATCGGGAGAATCAGGCTTATAGCCATCCAGACTACTTAGCGGTGCTAGATGGGCTAAAGGCGGCTGTAGAGAAGGCTGAAGGGCTTAGATGGATGCTGGTAGCAGCACAGGCTAGGATCGATGTCTGGAGGTCGCAGGAGGCTTCTAATCGTGGTTTAGACCGGAATACTCAATGAGAAGCCCATTTCTAATAGATGAGCCTACAGTTATCAGTTTCTCTGGTGGCAGGACAAGTGCCTACCTGCTCTGGCGGGTTCTACAGGCTAACAATGGGCTACCTGATGAGGCTATTGTCTGCTTTGCTAATACCGGAAAAGAGGAAGAAGCTACTTTAGAGTTTGTCCGAGACTGCTCGGTAAATTGGAATGTGCCGATTCATTGGGTGGAATATCGGGCTGATGATCCTAATTTTGCTGAGGTTACGTTTGAGACAGCCAGCAGGAACGGTGAGCCATTTGAGCAGTTGATTGTTAAAAAGAAATACCTGCCTAATCCTGTAACTCGGTTTTGCACTATTGAGCTAAAAATCAGGGCAATTCATAAGTTTCTTAAAGCTAAGGGATGGAAGCATAACGAAAACATGGATTGGGTTGGGATTCGAGCAGACGAGCCTAGAAGGGCTGCAAAGATTGCTAGGGAGCGTACTCCTTTAGTAGCTGCTGGAATCACAGCGAAAGATGTAGGCGAGTTTTGGGCTTGGCAACCGTTTGACCTAATGTTGCCAAACATGAATGGTAAAACGATGCATGGTAACTGCGACTTATGTTTTTTGAAAGGTTATCAGCAGACGTTAAGCCTAATCCAAGAAAAACCAGAGAGGGCTGTTTGGTGGGCTAGGATGGAAACTTTAGTCCAGACTAGCGATAAAACATTTGGATCAGGAGATAGATTTCGGAAAGATCGTCCTAGCTATTCTGAGATGCACAAATATGTAGGGCAACAAATCGATATGTTAGATGACTCAATAGACTGTTTCTGCGGAGATTAATATGAACGAGATAGATGATTCAGATTTGGCGCAATGCTGTGCTTGTGGCTACGTTGATGATTGGGTAGAGATTCCCGGCGGTCATTGTGCGGTAAGTGGCGAGAGTATGTATTACTGCCCTAACTGCGATGAGGTGGATAATATGGCCGATTACGATCCAGAAAGAGCCAAGCGAATCGATGAAAAAAAGCGAGAGCAAATACCTAGCTAAAGTGGCTGACTTTGGGTGCATTATCTGTTATAAAAATGGGTATCCCGGCACTCCAGCAGAGATTCACCATGTTCGAGGTATGGGGCTAGGAATGGGAGTTCGGAACTCTCACGACAATGTAATCCCTCTTTGCCCATTTCATCATAGGGGTAACGAGGGCTATCACGGTTTAGGTCGTAAGGCTTTTGAACGTCGATATGGTGTAACTGAGGCAGAGCTTCAGGACGAACTGATGGAGTTGCTAAATGAAAAAGACTAAAGCTGAAAAGAAGATGAGCAAGGTCTACAACGAGTTCAAAGAAGGCACATTGCATAGCGGCAAAGGCGGCAAAGTCGTTACCAACAAGAAACAAGCCGTTGCAATTATGTTAAGTGAAGCAGGTATGGCTAAGAAGGGTAAAAAGAAATGAAGCCCGGACTCTACAGTAATATCCAAAAAAAGCGTGAGCGTATAGCCGAGGGTTCTGGCGAGAAGATGCGTAAGCCGGGAACTAAGGGTGCGCCTACTGCTAAGGCTTTCAAACTAGCGGCTAAGACTGCTAAGGGGAAGAAGAAATGATGAAGAACGGGAAGAAGATGTCCGACAAGGAATTGCTAAAGCAGTATCTTGAGGACGAGAAAGAGAAGAAAAAGAACGGTGTTAATGAGATAGAGATTGAAATCAAAATCCCTATGGGCAAAAAGAAGGGTAAAAATGGCAAAGACTGAGGCTTGGCAGCGTTCTGAGGGTAAGAACAAGAAGGGCGGTCTTAACGAAAAAGGTCGCAAGTCTTACGAAGCTGCTAATCCCGGTTCTGACCTAAAGGCTCCTGTTAAGTCGGGGGATAATCCTCGTCGAGCCAGTTTCCTAGCCCGTATGGGGAATATGCCGGGAGCAGAATATAAAAACGGTGAGCCTACTCGGTTGCTCCTAAGCCTGAAAGCATGGGGAGCCAGTTCTAAGGCTGATGCCAAAGCCAAGGCTAAAGCCATTTCAGCGAGAAACAAGAATAAGTAATGCGGTACACCTATGGTCTTGAGAACATCCGAGTCCGAGATTGGGGAGAGGGTGCAGACGTAAGGATAGGGTCATTTTGCTCGATTGGCGATAACGTCGAGATATTTATCGGTGGAAACCACAGGGTAGACTGGATAACGACTTACCCTTTCGGGCATATCCATGAAGAAGAATTTCCGCATCATGGCGAAGGACATCCAGCTACTAAAGGCAATGTTGTTATTGGGAACGATGTCTGGCTAGGATCGGGCTGCACGATTATGTCAGGGGTAACGATAGGAGATGGTGCTGTTGTTGCTGCGAAATCCGTCGTAACGAAGGACGTTCCTCCTTACGCGATAGTCGGTGGGAATCCAGCTAAGGTTATCAGGCTCCGGTTTACGTTGAGCCAGATAGAAAGGCTCCTAAAGAAACCTTGGTGGGAACTGCCAGACGAGCGTATACGCGATTTAATTCCGTTACTGTGTTCAGACACGGTGGAGGAGCTAATTGCAGCCTGTAAC